GCCACGCCGTTGATCTTGGTGCATGGGTAGACAATCAAGTTGATTGGTCTTGGCCTTTGTACCATAAGATCGCCAACGCCATGAAAGCCGCAGCGAATGAGTTAGGCGTCGCTATCGTGTGGGGCGGCGATTGGCGCACGTTCAAGGACGGCCCGCACTTCGAGTTAGACCGCAGGTACTACCCGTAATGGACCCGCTAACGATCCTCGCCGCGTTTGGCCCACTGGCAGTCGATCTTGGTAAATCCTTGATCGGTCGGTTTATACAGACAGACGGTTACAAACCCACCAACATCGCCGAGTACGTGCGGATGCGCGAACTAGACCTTAACATGTTCAAGGCGATGAACGACGCAGGTGGTGCTAATCCATCCTACCCGTGGGTCGAGGCGATTGTGCGGCTGATGCGACCAGGCGTTGCGCTTATCGTGCTCACGACGTGGGCGACGCTTAAGCTCAACGGTCAGTCATCAGAGTCGGTTGATAACTTCGCAGCCGCCGTAGGGTTCTATCTCTTTGGCGACCGGACGCTGTTCTACTCAAAGAAACGCTAGAGCGCCCTTGCTTCTCTCAGCAACTCCATCCGCTCGCGTGCCGTACGCAGCGCCGTGTAGCGCTGGTGCAGCCGCTCTAGTATCGAGATGCGCCTGGCGCCTGCTCGCTCCTCATTAAGCAAACTCAACACCTGATCCTCGGTCATAAGCGCCAGTTCTTTGTTGAGCTTTCGCCAGTTCATACTCAATTTTGTTCTCCAGTTCGGTAATCTGCTTTTGTATGCGCTCAAGTGCGCGGTACTGCTGCCGCAACATCTTCTCGTGCTGATGCTGCTCGGCTTTAGCGGCTTTAAGTTTAGTCTGCCATAAACTAAGTCGGGAGGTCATAGCGGTCCTTAATCACTCGCATGATGTCTTTAGGCGTCATGTTGGGTATGGCGGCGATCAGTAAGCAATCCATCGCCACCTTTTGCGCGAACTGGCGCATCTCCTTGACGGTCATCACGGCGATCGGCAACTGCTCGGTAGCGGCGTTGCGGATCATGCCAATTAATTCATCGTCGCTAATCATAACGAGAAGGGGTTGTGCCAAGAGATTTTCTTATTGCGCGTAGGCGGCGTTATCTCGGTCGCGGTGTAGCCATAGGCCCAGCCTGATCGCTTTGATACAGATGACTGCCGTTTGACGCGCTTGCGTATGATCTTGCCTTCATCCAGCAAAGGCCACAGTGAATTATGGATGGTCTTTGATGACATCTTAAGTTTAGAGGCTAACTCAATCGCCGTGATCGGTGTTGAGCGTTGCTGCAAATACTTTAGACATGCTTGTTTCCGATCAACGGCTGATTCTTTTCTCAGCCGCACTATACCTATAGCCATGTGCTTTTCTCCAATAAAATTTGTTTGATATGCGCGGGTACCTTGGGCAACGGCGCCCAGGCCACCGCCCAATCGTCCCAAGTCCCGATGACGCAGACACCACTAGGGTTTAGCAGTAGCATTTTTACGCCAAGCGGCGGCTCCTGATCTTCAGCGGTGCGCCAAAAAGTTTCGCCAGATAGATAGGACGTGGCTTTTTGAAACATGTTGTGATCACCGCTCACTTCTCACCCCTTGCTCTGATGGCGGCGGCGCACAACTGCCCATCAAGACTTGGTGCTTCTTCAAGGCACACCTTCGCACACTCCTCACGCTCATGCTTGGAAACAAGGGCGGCGAAGCGTTCAAGTTCTTTCAGATACAACACGCGATAGGTGTCGTATTCGTACGGCAATTTAGCCTCCTTCGCCATCTTGATAATGTCGTCTCTATCCACCGTTCTTCTCCTTTAGTTTGGCTTCGACGGCTTCAATCAAATAAACACCCCAATCCCTAGTCCTTAATAATTCCTCATAATCATCATCCGTCAGCCCAACCCATTCCTTCTTTTGTGGTTTGCTTGAAATACAGGTAACCGTATAAGGCCTGCCACACTGGCAACTCCATGCCACAGGCCCGTCTGCTGGTGTCTTTGCGTTTTTGTTTTCAGCCATGATTCTTCTCCTTTAGCTTGGCTTCAATGGCTTGAACAGTGTAGGTCTGTACTGCACTGTCCTTGCTTCGTTGCCCCCTATAAACCGTTCCATCCCCGTAGCAATTACCGTCATCTTTTTGCGATGTGATGTAAACGCAAGGCAACGCCACTGGCTCTTGCTCTGTCTTTAGTGCTTGTCGCAGGACGGCGATAGCTTCGCCGTAATAGTTTTCTTCGCCCGTCTCCATTAACATTTCTGCGCCTGCATCCTCCAGCACTTCTATCGCTTCTTCAATAGCTTCTCTATCCATGATTCTTCTCCTTTAGCTTGGCTTCGATGGCGCAAGCAAAATCACCCCAGTGCTGATTTCCTGAATGGATCTCTTGTATTTCATAAGCCGTCAGCCCAACCCATTGCTTCAGCGCCAATCGGCGCAGTTCGACGGCTGATTCCCTGCCCGTGCTATTGCTTATTCGTCCTTGCACAAACTCAGCGTCCAGCGCATCAGCCAGCCGCAGGGCTTCTTTGCTCATTTCAGTGCCTCCATCGCAATATCGCTTAGTTTGCGTTTGTCGTGCAGCGCGGTCCATATGCGCTCATCGACGGTATCTTTAGTCATCATGGCGTAGACCCACACGTCGCGCTGCTGGCCGGATCGATGCAATCTTCCAACGGTCTGTTCGTAAAGCTCAAGTGACCACGGCAGGGACAGAAAGACCATGTGGCAGCCGCCGAACTGCAAGTTAAGGCCATGACCGGCGGATTTTGGATGCACCGCCATAAGCGGAATGTTGCCAGCGTTCCATCGTTCAATGGCGTCAGGGTCGTCCAAAACGGTAAGATTTCGGTATCGTCGTTTGAGTTCATCAAGCTCCTCTTTGTATTGGTAAACAAGGATCGTGTTAGCGCGTTGATTCTCAGACAGCAAATCATCTAACGCGTCAAACTTGTGCGGGCTAAACCAGACAGGCTCAGGCGAGTAAACAAACCCTGACGACATCTGCTGTAGCTTCTGCGTGACAACCGCAGCGTTCTGAGCGATAGCCTGAGCGTCGGGGAACTGCACCACGAAGTCACGCTTCATCGCCTCGTATGGCTCACGGTCGTTCAATTGCACGTCTATTTGCACCACATGACAGGGCGGCAGTTTGTCCTTGTACTCGCCTGGCTCTAATACAAAAGTAGCAGGTTTGATGCGCTGCATGACGCGCTCTAGCGCACCAGGTAGTGGCGTCCAATCGTCAAACCCAGCGTAAGTATTAAGACTAAAGTATTGCTGCATAAACGCGCCCTTCGAGCGTCCGAGCAACTTTTGATCGATGATCTTGCACTGACCGAAGACGTCCTCAAGACCGTTGCTTGTGAACGAGCCGGTCAGACCCCAACGGATGTTGAACTGATCAATGACCTTGTGCAGCGCTTTGAATCGCGCGCCACTGGGGTTCTTAAGTTTGGTTAGCTCATCGAACACGATGCCATCAAAACTGCTTAAGTCTTGCTCGGCAAGCCATTGGATGTTGTCGTAGTTGATCACAACGATCTTGGCGTCGCTCTCTAGCGCCTGCTTACGCTGCGCGGGGGTGCCCACGGCCACGGCAACGGTATGGTACTCGGCCCACTTAGGTGCCTCGATGGGCCAGACGTCGGTACAGACGCGCTTAGGCGCGAGCACTAAGAATCGACGAACATGAAGTCCGTACAACATATCATCAATGGCCGTGAGCGTGATCGCAGTCTTGCCTGCACCTACGGGCGCGAGCACCATCGCACGGTCGCGCTCGTACAAGAAGTCAGCGGCCTGTACTTGATAAGGTCTAAGTTTTTTCCCACGCATCAACATCTTCCTTGCTCCATAAACAAGCGTACCGTTGCCCTAGCCGTGCCATGTCGTCAGCAAACACCTTCTGTAGCGGCGACAGACGGCCACCAGGCGCCTTAAGTTCAATGAACCACACCACACCATCAGGCAGCACGACGATGCGGTCTGCGACGCCACGGTGGGCGGGGCTAACGAACTTGTAGGCAATGCCGCCCATCGCTTTAACGCGCTTAACGAGATACGCTTCAATGTGTTTTTCCATGACTGCATCATAGCCTGTCAAAAACTATTTGACAAGTTATTTATTTATGCTACAGTGAAGTCTCAATCAACTAAAGGACAGTCAAATGGATGATGACTACATTTCAATCGATGCCCGCCAGGGCGACACCATCAACCTCAGCCTGCACAGCGACGGCATCTGGGTATCGATGTTCAAAAGCTCCTGCTACGCCTCTACGATGCTGACCATGAAGCAAGCCATCGAGTTGCGCGACGCTATCAATAAACTGTTAGAGGTGGACGCATGATTCACTCGAAGATCGTTGGCGGTTCGACCGCCAAGCGTGTGATCAACTGCCCTGGCTCGGTGGCGCTTGTGCAGCAAATGCCACCACAGGTCGAGAGCAAGTACGCAGCAGAGGGTACGCTTTTGCACGCGTGCATGGAAGACCTACTCGGCACGTTAACACTGCCTGAGGTTGCATCTAAGCACAACCTGACCGATGAGCAGATCGAGAAGCTCGCCTTTTGCGTCCAGGCGCTTGAGGATATTGATCCTGATCAGACGATGGAGTTCGCGCAAGAGGTGCAGGTCGAGTTTGAAAACGTCAAAGGTCTTGAAGGCGTCTTCGGTAACGTCGATCTGATCGGTCGCATCGGTCGCACAGCCGTGGTCCTTGATTGGAAGTTTGGCGACGGTGTGATCGTTGACGCCGAAGAAAACTACCAAGGTCTCTTTTACGCTGCCGCTGCGATGGCAACCAACAAGCTCTCGTGGGTGTTCTATGGCGCAGACGAGATAGAAATCATTATCGTGCAGCCGCCTGCCGTGCGGCGCTGGGTGACGACTTTTGAGCGTGTTGCTGCCTTCCAAGCAGAACTGCAAACCGCTGTAACGCTCGCTACCAAACCCAACGCACCGCTTGAGATCGGCGATTGGTGCCGCTGGTGTACTGGTAAGCCTGTCTGTCCTAAGATGACCGGCGAGATCGATCGCGTGGTGCATCTAAAGCTAGAAGCACTTGCGCCTGATCAATTAGCGTCGGCGCTCGACATGGCTGATAAGCTAGAGTCCTTCATCGCAGAGGCGCGCAAGCTAGCGTATAACCGGCTTGAGAAAAACATGCCCGTGCCGGGGTATAAACTTGTATCGAAGCGCGCAACGCGTCAGTGGGCCGATGAGTCTAAGGCGTCTGCTGCGCTTGCGGGTCTTGGCGTCAGTCAGAATGAGTTGTATAAGAAGGAATTAATTAGCCCTGCTCAAGCTGAGAAGGTGCTAAAAAAGAGCAAGCTAGCACTGCCCGATGATCTTGTCGTGGCTGTGTCGAGCGGCAGCACGTTAGCGCCGGAGAGCGATCCTCGGCCTGCCGTGCTTAACGTGGGTATGCACTTAACCGCTGCCCTATCTAAACTCCAGTAAAGGAAATCGTGATGTCTAATTTAGTAACGTTCAGTACAGCAAATCTTCCCTCCGTGACAAGTCTTACGACCGCACTGCGTGCGCTTGAGAAGGACGTCGGTGCAGCAGGCGTCGTCATCCTTAAGATGGATAAGACCGGCCATTGGGTGTTCGGCGCTGACCAGACTGAAGTCGAGGATGGTTCAACGTGGGCAGTCAATCCTTTCTCGTTCGTCCACGGCTACATTGCGTGGGGTGACGGTGAGGTGTTAGCCGAGAAGATGGTATCCGTATCGCAACCACTGCCTGAAACCAACGTCGCCCCACCAGGCGCCAAGAAGGGCTGGGAAGCTCAAGTTGGTATGTCGCTCAAATGTCTTACGGGCGACGATGAGGGGATGGAAGCGCGCTACACCACCACGTCAGTCGGTGGTAAGCGCAGCGTACAGACGCTCGCGCTAGCGATTGCCGCGCAGGTCGAGAAGGATCAATCAAAGCCTGTGCCGGTCGTGCGGCTGAAGAAGGACCACTACACACACAAGTCTTATGGCAAGATATTCACGCCAGTATTTGAGGTTGTGGAGTGGGCAAGCATGGACGGTAAGACCGAGGAAGTGGATGCACCTGAGGAGGCCAACCCCGCCGCCGAAGATGCGCCGCGTCGTCGTCGTCGCACAGCCTAATTAGCTTGGGAGGCCACGGTGTAACAGCCGTGGCTTTTTTTTCTTTCTGGAGAGATAAATGGATCATCCCTATGAAACGATTGCACACCTTATCAAGGAATATAAGAATCTATGCGACATGTGTGATTCGGTTGGTGCGCTTGAGTGCGCGATGCGCATCAGGCGTGCCGCTTCGGAGCTTGTTGTGCTGGCTGCACAAAATGCTGAACCGACGCTGGGTCAGTAGATGAGCGTCCTATGGGTGGATTTCGAGACACTCAGCCGCTGTGACCTGACGACCAAAGGCGTTTACAACTACGCGCAAGACGCAAGCACGGACGTGCTGTGCATGTCCTACGCGTTTGATGATGAGGACGTTGTGACGTGGACGCCTGAGCTACCGTTTCCTAAGCGCGTGCGCCAGCACACCGGCCAGATACGCGCGCATAACGCAGCGTTTGAGCGTCTGATCTTTTGGTATGTGCTGCACATCAACTACGACCTTGAGCAGTTTTACTGCACGGCTACCCAAGCACGGGCTAACTGTGCGCCTGGCTCGCTTGAGGACGTGGGGCGGTTTGCAAGCGCTGACATGCGTAAAGACTACCGTGGCTCGCAACTGATCAGGCGCCTATGCTTGCCGCAGGCAGACGGCAATTTTTACCGCGACGAGGCGTTGTTTGCTGAGTTAGTGGCTTATTGCGAGCAAGACGTCCGCGCCATGCGCGCTATCTCTAAGGCCATGCGTGATTTGTCGGCTGAGGAGCTTGCCGACTATCACGTCAACGAGCGCATCAACGATCGTGGCGTGTTGGTCGATGTGGCGCTGTGCAAGGCAGCGGTGCAGTATGCAAGCGATGAACTCATCGAAATCGAGCAGATCGTTGCCGACGTGACGCAGGGCGCCATTGCGAGCGTGCGCAGTCCTAAGATGAAGCAGTGGGTCATGGACCGCGTAGGACCGCAGGCGTTGGCGCTCATGGCGTCGCATAAGGACGGCGAGAAGAAGTATTCGATCGATAAGACCGTGCGGGCTAACTTGCTTGCGATGGATGATCCTGAGCAAGTGCCGCCTGATGTGGCCGAAGTCATCCAGTGCGCTGACGACCTATGGGCGTCGAGCGTGGCGAAGTTCAGCCGCTTGGCTGCGCTTGCTGACGATGAGGATCATCGGGTGCGCGGTGCGTTTGTGTTTGCCGGTGGGTCGGCCACGGGCCGAGCGTCGTCCTACGGCGCTCAGGTGCATAACTTTACGCGTAAGTGTGCTGACGATCCTGAGGCTGTGCGTACTGCGATGGTGCGCGGTCATAAGATCGTGCCGACCTACGGGCGTCGCGTCACGGACGTGCTTAAGGGGATGCTACGCCCTGCGCTGACGCCTGCGCCTGAGCATGTGCTGATCGTCGCTGATTGGGCGGCGATCGAGGCGCGGATGAACCCGTGGCTGTCAGCGCACGCTACGTCTGAGGCTAAGTTGGACTTGTTTCGCACGGGCGCAGACATCTACAAACACAACGCCAGCCGGACGTTTAATGTGCCGGTGGATGCGATCGATAAAGAGCAACGCCAGATTGGCAAGGTCCAAGAGTTGGCGTGCGGGTACGGTGGCGGCGTGGGGGCGTTTGCTTCGATGGGGCGCATCTATGGTGTTAACTTACCGGAGGCTGACAGCAGGCGCATGGTGGAGGCGTGGCGACGCGCTAACCCGTGGGCTGTGCATTACTGGCAGGCGCTTGAGACGTCGTACATGCGCGCGATGAGGAACCCAAAGTCTGAGTTTAAGGCTGGCCGTGTGACGTACTATTTTGACGGTCAGCATCTCTGGTACGCGCTGCCGTCAGGGCGCATCCTATGCTACCCCTACGCGCGGCTAGAAGATGATGGCGTGTCCTATGCCAAGGCGTCATGGAAGCCTGCTGCGGACGCTAAGGAATGGCCCAGAGCGCGGTTATGGAAGGGCTTAGCTGCTGAGAATATCTGCCAGGCCGCAGCGGCTGACATCTTGCGCGCGTCGCTGCGTCAGCTTGATGGCGTAGTCTTGCATGTGCATGATGAGATTGTGTTAGAGGTGCCAGCGTCTGACGCTGACGCTGCGGTGGCGATGCTGCATAGCGTCATGTGTACGTCGCCCGCATGGGCAAGCGGTCTGCCCTTAGAGGCCGAAATTAACGTTATGACAAGGTATGGGAAATGATAAAAAATTTTTTGGAGTTCCTAATCTCTCTTGCGCCTGAGGGCGAGACGCCGCTTATCGTGCGGCAAAAGCCGCAGCTTAAGGACGGTCAGTTGCAATTTCACGCTGATGGCGCGATCAAGTGCACATGGCCTGCCCATCTGCCCGACATTAAAAAGATCAAGCCCGATCAGGCGTGGTATGGCAACACGGCGAGTTTTATCTTAGATCGCTTTGGCGATCACGTGTCGGCATCGGCGGCTAACTGCGAGTACTGTCTGGTGCTCGTGCTCGATGACGTTGGCACCAAGAGCAAGACGCCTCCGCTTGCGCCGACCTGGGTCATGGAAACCTCGCCTAATTCGTTTCAGTGGGGTTATGCCTTTGCTGAACAGCCGACCAAGGGTGAGTTTGCTGCGGCCATGCGCGCGATCGCTGACGCAGGCTACACCGACCCTGGGGCGCTTAACGCGGTGCGTAACTTTCGCTTGCCTGGCTCAGTTAATCTTAAGCCTGGTCGCAACAGTTTTGCATCGCGTCTGGTCGAGTTTCACCCCGATCGTGACTTTTCGCTCGCTCAGATATGCGAGGCGCTGGGCGTAACGCCTGCTGAGGCCGATAGCAGCGGTCCGCAGCCGATCAAGATCGTTGACACAGGTAACGATGACGTGTTCGCGTGGCTCGCCTTGCAGGGTATGGTCGTATCTAAGCCTAACGGCGAGGGCTGGGCTGGCGTTATCTGCCCGAACCATGCCCAACACACCGACGGTAACCCTGAGGGGCGCTATAAGCCTTCTATGCGCGCGTACTGCTGTTTGCACTCGCACTGCGTCGATCTTGACACTAAGGCGTTTCTAGCGTGGGTCGCTGAGAATGGTGGCCCTGCTCACGCGCTGGGGCTGCGCGATGATTTGCTTGCAAGCACCATGCAGACAACGCTTGACAAGCTAGAGCCTAGTAATTTTTTTAGTGATGACGCCAAGAAGGTGATCGAGGAGGTCGAGCGTAAGGAGCTTGGGCGTGTTGAGATGAAGGGCTGGTTTCAACGCTTTGCTTACATCCAGAGTGATGATTCGTTTTTTGACATGCAAGACAGGCGCGAGGTGCCGCGCTGGGTTTTCAACGCGCTGTACCGCCATGTGAATTGCACATCGATTAACAGCAAGCGCAAGATCGAAGCGGCGACGTGTTTCGATGAACAGCGTCAGGCCATGGGCGCACGCACCTTGGTCGGTGTGACCTACGCTGCTGGCGAGTCGATGCTTGTGTCGCGTGACGGTGATGTGTTCGGCAATCGCTGGCGCGATGCGCGACCCGTGGTTGATAAGACCCTTGTGCGCGATATATCGCCATGGCTTGAGCACTGCGAGCGCCTTGTGCCTGAGCCTAGCGAGCGTGAGCACTTGTTTAACATCATGGCCTATAAGCTCCAGCATCCTGAGGTCAAGATCAATCACGCGGTGCTGCATGGTGGCGACCAAGGGTCGGGCAAAGATACCATGTGGGCGCCGTTCTTGTGGGCCGTATGCGGTCCAGGGCTGAAGAATCGCGGATTGCTTGATAACGATACGCTGAACCTCCAGTGGGGGTACCAGCTTGAGTGTGAGATTCTCGTCATCAATGAGTTGAAAGAGCCTGAAGCGGCAGCGCGTCGTGCGCTGGCGAACAGACTCAAGCCGATCATCGCTGCACCTCCAGAGATGCTGCCGATTAACCGCAAGGGTCTGCATCCCTATGACATGCTCAATAGGATGTTCGTGTTGTCGTTTACCAATGACCCGCTCCCCATATCGCTTGACTCGCAAGATCGACGCTGGTTTTGTATATGGTCGCGCGCGCCTAGAATGGTTGATCGCCAGGCGCAATTGCTTTGGGATTGGTACAAAGCCGAAGGTTTCGTTTCCATAGCGGCATGGCTCTATCAGCGCGACGTAAGCGCGTTTAATCCTGCTGCAACGCCTGCTTGGACCGAGTTTAAATTTAACTTGATCGAGCACTCCATGAGTACATCCGAATCGTTCTTGGTTGAGCTTATGCGTAACCGCCAAGGTGAGTTCGCGCGCGGTGTGGTGGGGTCGCCCTTCCATCTGCTGATTGATAGATTGTCCGGTGGCTTGCCTGCTGGCGTGAAGATTCATCAGGCAGCACTGCTACACGCGCTGAAGGAAGCTAACTGGGTCGATGTGGGCCGATTAGCGTCGTCGGAATATCAGACCAAGAAGCACATTTTCGCCGTGCCTGAGCTTGCGTCGAAGTTAAGCAAGTCCGAGCTTAGGCGCATGGTGGAGGAAACTGCACCTACCAAGATGGCATTAGTTAGATAGACAAAAAAAAGCCCGTCAATTGACGGGCAAACTAGCGTGGGGTGCTAGCACAGGAGGAGAAGTTCCAACGTCACAAGTCTAGCATTTCGCTGATGATCCACGCAATAAGCGCGCCCAAGATTAGCATCAGCATAGCGGCATGGTCCAAGTTCTAAAGGCTTGTTGTTTGGCCATCGTATCGGGACATTCCTTCGAGGGCGGTATCCAACCATGACGACGCCAGACTTGCTCGACAGGTATGCACCAATCGCGCGGGTCGATCTGGCAATTCATCAACGTGAGCCATAGTGGGGGCTTGTTTTCATCTTCCATGCTGTTAATCCTATAGGTTAAAAAACACGGCAGCGCCGAGCGCGACGCCGAATATCAGCGCGACGGCCCAATCAAGTAAAAAGTCGATCATGTTAGTCCTTTTAGTAAAGTGCTTCGCCGTACTGTTCAACGGTCCTTTTGTCGCGTAGCAGTTTGATTTCGCGTCGTTTGAATGTATGCAGCGCAGGAAACGGCCAACCATTGCGCGAAGGTATGCGCACAATGTATTGGCCGTCCTCCACGCGATCAATAACGCCGGCGCCCTTCGGCGTCGTAACGCGCGCGTCTGGTTTCATGGTTGGATTTGAGGGTAAACGGTGAACACGTACCCAAGATTATCGAGTGTTGATCCAGCTATTGATAGCGTTTCGGTTAGTTGATCGGGCGCGTACTTTTGCAACAGTGCGCGGGCAGCTAGCGCGTGCCGTTCTTCGCAGTTAAGCGCATGATCAAAAGGCACTGTAACCGCCCAAAGGGTTTTGTTATCGCGTCTCATACTAGCTTTAACGCGTGCGCCTTTGGTGTTAGTGGCGCCGATATATTTAGTGTGGATTGCAATGGGCATGGTTGATTGTCCTATAGTTGATTGGATTAGCTGACGCAATGCGCGCCCCTATGCGCCCGCTCTCACGGGCGCATAAAGTCGAGCATTAAGCCAGCTTCGCCCATGCAGGGATCATAGGCTTGTCGTCACTGTCGACGCGCATGGGCATGACGATCACGATCGATTCATTACCCAAGCCAGTAACTTGCGCTGCGCTGCGTCCGTTGTGATGAATGACGACGTTGCGCCAATCGACGTTTAAGGCTTTGCGCGCGTCGTTTAGCCGAGCCATTAGCTCAAGATTGAAATGCGCAACTTCGCCCGATAACGTCGATGGGATGACGCGCCGCCAATCCGGAAACTTGCCATCGACTAGCATATTGGTGACTGATGTTAGGCCCGTGATCTTGTACGTTGTATTGTGCTTGATCATGACACCAGGCCGATCGGGATCGGGCGTCGGCGCGGGTTCGGTTATTTCGATCGTGATCGGCAGCGCGTGCTTGCCTGCTTTCATAGGTTTAACCGCCTCAAGATCAGCGCGGCTAATAATGTATTCGCCCGTCAATTTGTTGTCGACGTCGGACGCAGGCACGGCTATTGACATGAGCATATGCCCATCGGTAGCGACTAGCGCGACGCGATCACGCGTCGCATCAATTGCGATGCTATTGAGGTAGTAGCGCAAATCGTTTTTAGTTGCGAAGACTAATAAGGCTTTGATGATCGAATGGTCGATAGTGATTTTCATGATTGATTGTCCTTTAGTTGATTGGATTGATTAGCAGAGATGGTTGACGCCTAAACGCTTTGCCGCTTCATAGGCTTCGCGCGTTTTCGCTTCGATGAGCCGTTGACCGTGAGCATTAGCGAAAACGCTGCCCAAGTAACGATCTTCTTCGCGCAAGCATTGCTCATAACGCGCGACGGCAGCTTTTTGTTCCTTTGTGAGTCTAGCTTTTTTCATAACTTTCCTTTAGTTGATTGGATTGGATTGTTGACGCGCTTGCGCGCGTCGGGTTTTAAAACTCGGAATCTAACAGCGCGCAAAATAACGCGATGTCACGCGCATTGAAGGCTGCAAGTACAGCGTCATTCTCAAGCGCGACACAAAACGCGATGTCACGCGCAAGGCACTCATTAACGAAGTGTATTTTAGACATTGGCAATCCCTTTTTGGTTGTTTGAGTGTTTAGTGTAAGGCATTGTTTTGCAGATTGTCAAGTATGGGTCAAATTGGTAATGGTTTTGAAAGGGGTTAGGTAATAAAAATGGGGCAGATTGCCAATGATTCGGGATTGTAAACGCCTGATTCGACGAGGCTTTTTCGGCTATTGGCAAAATTGTCATGTTTTTCTGAAAAAAAAGTCGCAGATTATTTCTGTTACCTAGCAGCGACTTAAAACGGCTGACAATTTTGCCAATATTGCCAAAGCCGAATCGAGGGCGCCACGTCACCGCGCCCCCTCTTTGCCGGTTTTCTCTCCAATCATTGGCATTTTTGGCTATTCAAAACCAATTGCCAAGATTGCCAATGAGCAAAGGTCTATTGGCAATCTTGGCAATGTCAAAACCAATTGCCAAGATTGCCAATGGCCCGACGCCCGCGCCGCCCGATCAACCGCGCCACCAGGCACGCGTCGCCAGGCATGGATCGTTATGCCGATTAGATCAATCAATCGTTCTGTTTGCTAGATCGTTTTTGCTTTTGGCTTTTTGCTGGCGAAGCCCCCCCCCAGGGCCGACGGCCTGGCCGGTCGGAGCCGGTGGGTCCACAAGAAATTTTTTTTATTTTTAACAGCCTAATAGCAAGCCTGTATACAAAAGTATTAGAATGTCTTACGCTCGCGTTGTAACGACGCTAGGTCATCTTGGTAAAATTGTCACATGTTTAAAAGTCTTCCTCTTACAACGCGTGAAATCAAAGCGACGGAAGCGGTACTGGAGCGCATATACGACGCTGCGTATCTAGGTTTAAAAGAAGATTCGTTGGCGTTAGCAGCAGGGTTGTTACCTGTAGAGTACCGGCTCTTGAAACAGCATGACAAAATGGCCGAAATTGCCGAACTCAAGGGACGCGCTGATAGTGAGCGTGAGCACAGCCAGCACATGTTGAACGCTGCGCGTAATGGGGACGCTAAGGCGGCGCTAGAGATACTGAAGCACACTCACGGCTGGGTCGCCAAGCAAGCCGTTAGTATTGAGGTGGACCAGCGCATCAGCGTGATTGACGCGTTAAGAGCAGCAGAGACGAGAGTCGATGAAGGTAAAGTAATCGACGTAACGCCACCAAGTGAAAAGCTAACCCATGCAAAAGCCGATATACAGTCCGGAAGACGAGCAACTGCTGATGACGCGGTTGTGGTCTCCCGCGATTAAAGACGACCCCGAAGCGTTTGTACTGTTTGCTTTCCCATGGGGGCAGGAAAACACGCCGCTAGTTAAGTACAGCGGACCGCGCATGTGGCAGCGTCAGGTGCTGCGCGACATCAAGGCGCACATACAAAAGAACAAAGGTCAGGTCGATATGGACACGCTGCGAGAGGCAGTCAGTTCAGGTCGAGGGATCGGTAAGTCGGCGCTGGTGAGTTGGTTGATTATGTGGATGCTATCGACACGGATAGGGTCGAGCGTCATTGTGAGCGCTAATAGTGAGGCGCAGCTACGCTCGGTGACCTGGGGCGAGCTAACGAAGTGGTCAACGATGATCATCAACGCGCACTGGTGGGAGATCAGCGCGACCAAGCTGCAACCGGCGAAGTGGTTATGTGACATCGTGGAGCGTGACCTTAGGAAAGGGACGCGCTACTGGGCGGCAGAGGGTAAGTTGTGGTCGGAAGAGAACCCTGACAGCTACGCGGGGGTGCACAACCACGATGGCATGATGTTGATCTTCGATGAGGCAAGCGGGATACCAGACCCGATATGGTCGGTGGGGGCGGGGTTCTTTACAGAGAACATATTAGATAGGTACTGGCTGGCGTTCAGTAACCCACGGCGCAACAGCGGGTACTTCTTTGAGTGCTTCCACGCCAAGCGTGACTTTTGGCGCACACGCCAGGTAGACGCAAGGACGGTAGAGGATACGGACAAGCAGGTCTATAAGCAGATCATTGATGAGTATGGTGAGGACTCAAGCCAAGCGCGGGTGGAGGTGTACGGTGAGTTTCCATCCAGTGGCGACGATCAGTTCATCTCATCCACGCACGTCGCAGACGCTGCGGCGCGGCCACGGTACAAGGACGAAACGGCGCCGATCATTATTGGTGTGGACCCAGCACGAGGCGGCGCGGACTCGACAGTGATCGTGGTCAGGCAAGGACGTGACCTGACGGCGATCCATCGCTACCATGGCGAGGATACGATGACAATCGTAGGGCGCGTGATCGATGCGATTGAGCAGTACAAGCCAACGCTCGTGGTGCTCGATGAGGGTGGGCTAGGGTACGGTATATTAGATAGGCTGCACGAGCAGCGCTACAAGGTCGTGCGAGGGGTGAACTTTGGTTGGAAGGCGAAGAACCCTATTATGTACGGCAACAAGCGCGCGGAACTATGGGGAGCGATGAAGGATTGGCTTAAGACGGCGTCGATACCTAACGATAGGGCGCTGAAGTCTGATCTAGTTGGGCCTATCATAAAACCTAATTCGTCGGGTACAATTTTCCTCGAAGGCAAAAAGGAAATGAAAGCTAGAGGGTTAGCATCGCCAGACGCTGCCGACGCCTTAGCTGTAACGTTTGCATTTCCGGTTGCTCACAGGCAGTATGTCGAGAAACAAACTAATCGTGCGTACAACGCCAACGGCGTAACGACATCTTGGATGGGTGCTTGATGGCAAAGAAAGGTGTATCACTATCAGTTGGGCGTGGTGAGAAGCTACCCGTGTCTAAGGGCGCAGGGCTAACGGCTAAAGGTCGTGAGAAATACAACCGCGAAACAGGTAGTAATTTAAAAGCACCCGCGCCTAGTCCTAAGACTGAAGCTGACAAGGGGCGCAAGGCGTCTTTTTGTGCGCGCATGTCAGGTGTTGTTAAAAACGCTAAAGGCGACGCCGAGCGCGCTAAGGCATCCCTTAAACGATGGAAGTGTTAATCATGGCTACAAAACCTGGCTTGTATGCTGCAATTCATGCAAAACGCGAACGAATAGCTGCGGGTAGCGGTGAAACCATGCGGAAACCTGGCACTAAAGGCGCGCCAACAGCTAAAGATTTTCGTGAGTCGGCAAAGACTGCCAAAAAGCCAACGAAAGGAAAATGATGCCACTTGTTAAATCGACCAGCAAAGAAGCCTTTCGTAAAAACATTAAGGCTGAAGTTAACGCAGGCAAACCTGTCAAGCAGGCTGTTGCAATTGCTTACAATACCCAACGTGCTGCGGCGGCTAAAAGGCCGAGCACTAAACCTATGACGAAGAAAAAGTAATGGCAACGCTTAAGCAAGACCCTACAGGTATTGAAGGCGCGGGTAAAGTATCTGCGCGCGGAGGGCCGGACCAAAAGGACCACCGCGACACGCTACAACTGATGCGCGATCGGTTACGCCAAGCGATCGGCGCGTACTCGGAGAGCCGCGAAGATGAGCTTGACGACCTACGCTTTATGGCTGGCTCGCCCGACAATCAGTGGCAATGGCCGCAAGATGTGTTGGCAACGCGTGGGTCGGTGCAAGGCCAAACAGTCAATGCAAGACCTTGTTTGACGATAAACAAGCTACCGCAGCACGTTAGGCAAGTGACTAACGAGCAGCGCCAGAACCGGCCAAGCGGCAAGGTCATACCTGTTAACGATCAAGCCGACGTCGAGGTCGCAGAGGTGCTCGACGGCATCGTGCGACATATTGAGTACATGTCAGACGCTGACGTAGCGTACGACACCGCGTGCGAGAACCAAGTAACCTACGGTGAAGGCTATATACGCATTTTAACCGAGTATTGCTACGAAGATAGCTTCGATCAAGACATTAAGATCGCGCGCGTACGCAATAGTTTCAGTGTTTACATGGACCCGCTAATCCAAGACCCATGCGGCGCAGACGCTGAGTGGTGTTTTATTACGGAAGACATGCTCAAAGAAGACTACCAGCGTATGTACCCCAACGCTGCACCGCTGTCTTCGATCATGGCGCAAGGTATTGGTGACCAAGACATAAGCCAGTGGATCACGGAAGATACGATCCGTATCGCTGAATACTTCTATATTGCGCACAAACAAGACACGTTGTACCTCTACCCAGGTAATCAATCCGTGTTTAAAGGCTCCACGGAAGACCAGCAACTAAGGGACATGGGGCTTACGCCTATACGCGAGCGTCAAGTAGACCGTAAAAAAATCATGTGGATGAAAACCAATGGTTTTGAGGTGCTTGAGGAGCGTGAATGGGCGGGCAACTGGATACCTGTCGTACGCGTCGTAGGTAACGAGTTCCAAGTTGACGGGCGTATTTTTATATCAGGCATTGTGCGTAACGCCAAAGATGCCCAACGGATGTACAACTACTGGACAAGCCAAGAAGCCGAAATGCTTGCGCTTGCCCCTAAAGCCCCATTTATTGGCTACGGTGGTCAGTTTGAGGGTTATGAGTATCAGTGGAAGACGGCTAACACGCAAAATTGGCCGTATCTTGAGGTCAACCCTGACGTTACCGACGGTGCGGGGTCCATACTGCCGCTGCCACAGCGTGCAGCACCACCACTGCCGCAAACAGGGCTTATTCAAGCCAAGATGGGCGCGTCAGAAGACATCAAATCAACAACCGGCCAGTACGACGCAAGCCTTGGTCAAGTGTCTAATGAGCGTTCTGGCCGTGCCATTTTGGCAAGGCAAAAAGAATCTGATAATGGTACGTACCACTATGTAGATAATTTAGCCCGTGCTGTGCGGTATGTGACCCGTCAATTGGTTGATTTGATCCCAAAAATCTACGACACGCAACGGATTGCTCGGATTGTTGGTATTGATGGCGAAACCAACATGGTCAAAATCGATCCAACCCAACAAGAGCCGGTCAAAAAGATTGTGGACCAGACGGGCGTGGTGATCGATAAGATTTACAACCCTTCCGTTGGCCGTTACGACGTGGTGGTGACCACTGGGCCAAGCTACATGACCAAGCGCCAAGAATCGATGGACGCTATGTCGCAGATTTTGCAGGGCAACCCCAATTTGTGGGCTGTTGCAGGCGATTTGTTTGTTAAAAACATGGATTGGCCTGGCGCTCAAGAAATGGCGGCACGTCTTCGCAAAACCATCGATCCTCAACTGCTGGCTGATCAAGACAACGATCCAGCGCTGCAAGCAGCTCAAAAGCAAATTGAAGCGATGGGCATGGAAATGCAGCAAATGCACGATATGCTAATGAATGTCAATCAATCGATTGAGGCTAGGGACGTACAAGTACGTGAATTTGAGGCTAAAATCAAGGCGTTTGATGCCGAAACTAAGCGTATTTCAGCCACAATGCCTGGCATGACGATGGAGCAAATTCAAGATATTGTAATGGGTACGATTGCTGCGGCGCACGATGCTGGTGATTTAGTGCCGCCTCAGCAAATGCAAGGTCCAATCATGCCGGAATCAGATGAGATGGGCCGTGAAGAAGGTATTATGGCCCGTCAGGAAGAGGCTCAACAAGCTAGACCCATGCCTAATGTCGTACCGCAGGAGGGCCAAGCATGAAATGCGCTGATTTTGTAGGTATGTTGTTTTTGGCACGAGATGTTGCCCATTCTGTGCATCTAAACACTCGCAGTTTTAGTAAGCACATGGCGCTTAACACGTTTTATGACGAAATTATCGATTTAGCCGATAAATTTGCTGAGGCTTATCAAGGCCGACACGGTTTAATTGGGCCTATTTCGTTGATGAGTGCAGGCAAAACATCTAATATTTTAGAGTTTATGCAGGATCAAGTTGATGAAATTGAAAAAATAAGGTATGAAGTGTGTGATAAAGCAGAGACTGCGCTGCAAAACATTATTGATGAAATTGTAGGCTTGTATTTAAGTACAATCTACAAACTTAAATTTCTTGCTTAAGGAACCAAGATGGAACAAGCTAAAGCTAATGATGTTATGGCAAGCGGGTTGATTGCTCGCCCCGGTTCAGCAGAGTCTGCCCGTGCGATGGGCAAGTATTTCTTTGAGTGCTTCGACAAAGATGGCAAGCTCAAATGGACGGCGGAATCCAAGAATCTCGTAGTTAACGTCGGTCTTCAGTATATGGCTGGCACGGCACTTGATGGTGCTACGACGCGTATCACTGCTTGGTACATTGGGCTGTATGGTGCGGGAGCTAGTAATACGCCTGCTGCAACCGATACATTAGCTTCACATGCTGGCTGGACTGAAATTACGCCTTACTCGGGTAGCCGGCCTGCTGCTACATTTGCTGCGTCTACAAATGCTAACCCCTCGGTTGTTACGAACTCAGCAAGTAAGGCTTCGTACAGCATCACAAGTTCGGCTACGGTTGGCGGTGCGTTTTTAGCAAGTGCGGCGTCAGGTACGTCGGGTACGCTGTTTTCAGCCTCTGACTTTACAGGCGGTGATCGCTCGGTTGTTAACGGCGATACCTTGCAAGTAACCTATACCTTCAGCTTGGCTGGATAATGGCTTTTGTCGTTGCAGATCGTGTACAGGAAACTTGGACCGGCACAGGTACGGGGACAATAACCTTAGAAGGTGCGGCAGTCGGGTTTCAGTCGTTTTCCGCAATAGGCAACGGAAACACGACCACTTACACCATCGCAGATGCTTCAGGTTCTAACTGGGAAGTTGGGATTGGAACCTACACATCTAGCGGCACGACGTTATCAAGAGACACGGTGCTGTCTTCCAGTAACTCTGGGAGTCTGGTGAATTTTGGTGCTGGTACAAAGAATGTATTTGTTAATTACCCATCATCAAACACGCTATACGCGCTTAACAATACCGTTATAGCTTCAAGTGGCATTATACCTTCGGGTGTAAACGCAACTGCTTTAGGCCCAATTACGATTAACACAAGCAAGTCAGTCACGGTGTCTACAGGTCAGGCGTGGCTTATTTGGGGGTAGAGTATGAGTAACATCAAAGTCCAAGGTAATGCTTCTGGCGCAGGAACAACGACCTTGCAAAGTGCAAATACATCAAGCAGTGTTACCGCAACGCTTCCTGACTTAGCGAGCAACTTTTCGCTAGGGTTTTTGAATACACCAATAAGCTCAACAACGACAACATTAGTTGCAGCAGATGTTGGCAAAGTTGTTTCGCTTGCTGCGGGTATTACAGTTCCTGCATCCATATTTGCAGCGGGCGATATTGTTTCGCTTTATAACAATACAACAGGAAGTTTGACGATTACTTGCTCTGCGGTAACCACTAAATTAGCTGGCAGCAACACAACGGTAACGTCAGCGACATTAGCCACACGCGGTGTGGCAACGATACTTTTTATTGATGCAACAAACTGCGTGATTACTGGAAATGTGACATGACAGGGATATTTTTATCGTTGCTTGGTGCAAGGACTTCTGCTGCTACTTACACCGTCGTCCAAACCTTCACAGCTACATCCACGTGGACCTGCCCTACTGGTGTTACAGAGGTTGAGTATTTGGTTGTTGCTGGTGGTGGTGGGGGTGGTGGCTCTATCGGCGGTGGTGGTGGGGCTGGTGGTTTTAGAACTGGAACTGGGTTAGCCGTAACTGCGGGAACTGATTACACGATTACTGTTGGTTCTGGCGGTGGAAGCGGATTGGGTGGCGCTAATACAGGATCAAGCTCTAACGGTACGGTTGGTGGTAATTCTTCTATTGGATCTCCGGCTTCCATAACGTCTGCTGGTGGTGGTTATGGGGCTGGCGGCGCTGGAACTGTTGCTGGTGGCTCAGGCGGTTCTGGTGGCGGCGGCGGCGGCTCAGGAGTAGCTCAAAATGCTGGTGGCTCTGGAAATACCCCATCTACATCACCGAGTCAAGGTAATAATGGGGGGGCGTCTGCCCCATCACCATTTGCTCCAAATTACACGGCTGGCGGTGGTGGCGGCGCTAGTGCAGTAGGTGTTACTGGAACTGGGTCTGTAGCCGGTAATGGTGGAGCGGGAACAGCGTCGTCTATTTCTGGAACTTCTACAACTTATGCTGGCGGTGGCGGTGGTGGCAGCGCGGATGGAGGAACGGCAGGAACTGGTGGCGCTGGTGGCGGCACAAATGGCACAACCTCAAGCACAAACGTAAGCCCTGCGACTGCTACGGCAAATTTAGGCGGCGGTGGAGGTGGTGGCGGAAGAACGGGATCAACTGGCGGTGCTGGTGGAGCAGGCGGCTCCGGCATTGTTATCCTCAAGTACACCGTACCATCACAAACGGTATTTACGTTCAAAGGCACTACCACTTGGACAGTGCCAACGGGTGTGACAAGTATTGATTACTTAGTCGTTGCTGGTGGTGGTGGCGGTGGTGGCGCTTCTACATCTTCTGCTGGTGGCGGAGGCGCTGGTGGTTATAGGATAGCTTCAAGCCAAACAGTTAACGCCGGTCAAGTGTTTACAATTACCCTAGGAGCTGGTGGGCCAGCCGGAGCATCCGCAGGAACAACAAACGCAACAAATGGAGACCCGTCTGTACTAAGCGCTCCTTCGTCAAGCCCTGCGCCGTCTTATTCTATTTCTTCCGCTGGTGGTGGCGGCGGGGCTGGTGGTAACACAGCTAACCCAAGGACAGGTAATAGCGGGGGGTCTGGCGGAGGTGGTGCTGGGAATGGTTCTCCTGGCGCTTCAAGTCCTGGCGGTGCTGGCAATACACCTTCTGTTTCTCCTTCTCAGGGAAATACAGGAGGAAATGGAGGGCTTACTGGCCCAAGTTTTGGTTCTGGTGGTGGCGGCGGAGCCGGAGCTGTTGGATCAAATGGTTCAGGTTCTGGTGGTGGTAACGGAGGCGCTGGAACGGCTTCGTCTATAACTGGATCGTCTGTTACTTATGCTGGTGGAGGTGGTGGTGGCAGTTACACGGGCCCAGCCGGAACGGGCGGAGCTGGCGGCGGAGGGAACGGGTCTAGCACTACGGCAGGAGCAGGGACGGCAAATACTGGGGGAGGTGGCGGTGGGTTTGGCAATCCAAGCACATCAGGAGCGGGAGGCGCAGGCGGCTCCGGCATCGTAATCATCAAAATCAATCAATAACATGACTACAAAAATCTACAAGTTTCTTGGAATCGATACAGCCATGCACTTGCTTCGTCCAGGTGCTAAATGGGAAATCAGTAACAACGTCTTTACGAGATGGGATGATCCACGGCCTTGTCCGAGTATTGAAGAGGTCTACTGGGTTATCGACAAGATCAGAGAGTTTGAGGACAGCATCCCTACGATCTACACCGACGAGCAACTCAAAGAGATGGGCATAGCCAAAGAGGAATTTGAACGTGCAGTTGCATAACTTATTCCCCATACCTGTAGGCTTTGCAGAGCTTGGTAGACCTCTGAGCGATGAGGAGCTGTTCTTCATCCGTGAGTTGCCAACAAGACCCAACATGGGTAACACGACATCTGCCAACAACTTTGTGCTTCGTGATCCTGCGCTAACGTCTTTGCGTTCGTTCATTGAAGATAGCGTCTCGGATTACTTCAAAAGCACAGTCAATCCCAAGCACAACGTAAGCCTACGAGTGACGCAAAGCTGGTGTAATTACAGTGAGCCTGGGCAATACCATCACAAACATGCACATCCCAACAGTTACATCTCAGGCGTGTTTTATGTGCAGACCAATACCAACGACAGGATTTATTTCTACCGTGATGGCTGGCAGCAGATCAAGTTCCCGCCTGAGCAGTGGAACCCGTACAACTCAGAGTCATGGTGGTTTGAAGCAACTGTCGGCAAGTTAATTCTGTTTCCATCATCACTGACGCACATGGTTCCTGAAGTCAAAGGCGATGACACTCGGATTAGCTTAT